CAACTTCGCCAAACGAAACAGAAGCGAATACTGTTGCAACTACAAACAAGGTATATATTGATCAAGAAGGGGGTAACGTAGATGTTAACATCGTTCAAACTGGTACTGCTAACGTTATCGGTTCTACTCTTGATCCTATTTACCTACGTGGTGATAACCAGAGCGTTATCGCAATACAAACAGGCAATGGAAACCAACTTTATATGGGTGTCGTATCCGACACAGGAGCCCAAGGAATCGCCGATGTAACAATTCGTCAAATTGGCGATTTGAACACGGCTACTATTCGTTGTGGAACAGAAGTGTCTGACTCCTCATGTAATCAACTCGACATGAATGCCAAGTTTACTGGTAACAACAACTCGTTTGTTTTCCGTGGTTCGGGTGCTAATATCCGTAACTCGATGGATTTCAACGGCAACAATAACACAGTAAACATGGATGCACTATCACCAAATGCGTCACAAACTATTCTGGTGACAGGCAACTATAATGACTTTGATGTTACACAAACCGATCTCGGTGGAACATTCGGTCACTCACTATATGTAAACCTGACAGGTTCGCTAAACACTGTAACAACCCAACAGTATGGTGCATCTGAAACTGTTATCAATATTAATAGTGTGGGATCAAATGGCACGTTTAATATCAAAACTGGTCACTAATCTTCTACTGATATTTCTGTTATCGACTCCTGCCTTTGCGGATATTGGGTCGATAACAGATTTCAGAGGAGGTGGTGCTATTAAGCGTGGCGCCAAGACTACAGTAGCATCTAAAGGTGCTGGTGTAGAAAAGATGGACACAATTTCTACCAACTCTCAAGGTAGATTTAGGATTACATTTAATGACTCGACTACAGTTAATATTACAGAAAACTCTCGCCTTCTTGTGGACGACTTTGTGTATGATGGGGGAGGGAAGACGAAGGGCAAACTTGGACTTCGGGTCGCCCTTGGCACCGTCAGATACGCATCGGGCAAAGTCGCGAAAACAAACCCACGAGGCGTAAACATTCGCACACCAACTGCTACCATTGCAGTTCGTGGCACAGACTTCGTTATGTCGGTTGATGAAGCAGGTCGTTCTACGGTCGTGCTGGTTCCCGAATGCTATAACGAATTAGACATTACAAAACAAACTGCCGAATGTCCAACAGGCATGATCGAAGTTATCACCGCATCTGGTGTAGTTACGTTAAACCAACCATTCCAAGCAACAGTTGTAGAAAACAACTTTGCTCCTCCTGCTCCACCAGTAATCGTTAATCCTTTGATGAAGGCATTGGACAACAACGTTCAACTTGTTTCGCTGGAAACAGATGACGGTCAAAGTTTGCTTCAACTTGCTAGAGATAGTTTAAAGAAATTTACCAATCCTTCTAAAGCAGCATCGGATGACAATAAAGATCCAGATGGTGGCACAAATGATAACGTCGAACAAGTCGCTGCGACAATGCGTCGACCAGCAACACCGCAAGAACTACTAGACGTTTTTGCTGAATTTAATGAAGGCAACATTCCAGCAGAAACTTACTACACTAATGTTTCCCCGATATTCAAAAAGAATGTTCAGGTCGGATGGGTGTATACTCGTTTATCTGAGGACAGACAACAGGCAGTTACTATCTGGTTAGAGAAGGGTAACGAAGCGCAAGTCGTTTCGGTGCAAAATGGACTAGTTGATGTCTATAACTTTATGGATGATAAGTGGACAACATCGGGAACTGGTAGACCACAGGGTAACATTACTGTGATACAAGAATCGGGTGCGAGATGAAAAAACTAATTGCTCTCTTCCTCCTGTTCTTTACGATGCCTGCATTCGCGCAAGTTACGAACTATGGTTTCGAGAATGGTAACTATACTGGTTGGACGGTGAGTAACGGTTCAACTGCCGCAAGAACTTCGTGGAGTGATAGTGGTTCTGGCGCACAAGTTACAACTGGTATGACTAACTACTGTCCAGGTGATGGTAAATGCTGGACTGTTACGCCATATGGTTCATATATGATTTCACTTCAAGCAGGTGGTGGTTCTCCTGGATTTGACGGTGCTATGACTACTTTGGGGTTGACAGGTTCTACAATTACTTCGATTAGAAATACCATCTATGCAAATGGTAATATGAATCCTACGAATGCCACATCTATCAGTAGAACAATATTTCTACAAGCAGGCACGACATACAGTTATGCTTGGCAGTATGTTTCTACCGATTATGTTCCATACAATGATGGTTCTATGATTACATTGACTGGTGGCCCAGGAACCCCAACGATTAATGGACAAACCCAAAACTTTGCGCTTCTTGGATTTACAAACGAAGGCACTGGTAACTATTCAGTTGGATCTTACGGTGCTACTGGTTGGCAAGTCGCCGTATTCACAGTTCCTACTGATGGAAACTATCTGTTAGGATTTGCCTCATTCAATCTAGGTGATACCGCATTGTCGCCAATTCTGTTTATCGATCAGATGCAGGGTACAACTTCACTCAATGGAACAACCTTTGCGCCAGTTCAACCTAATGCTGGTTCTTCTGCGCCTCCACCTCCTGCGCCTGAACCTCCTGCTCCAACATTTCCATTAGCAACAATTAGTGCTAATCAATCATTGAAGATTAATCAAACAAATGCGATTACACAAAACTCCATCTATATCAATGCAACGGGTTCTAACAATTCAGTTTACATTGAACAGTTCTCTAAGCAGAACCAAATCCGTGGTGTCAATGGCGCACAAGCAATGACTATCAATGGTAGTGGCAACAGCGTTACTATCAACCAAGGAACGACAACAACTCCAATTGGTAAGAACTTGGCAGAAGTTTCTGTTACTGGTAACAACAACATCGTATCACTGACACAACAATATGCAGGCAAATACGCCGAGATTGTCACCAATGGTCTTGGCAATCAAATCTCCGCACAACAAAAAGATGCTGGAGGAAAATCGTTGTTTATCAGTGTTTTAGGAAACTCTAATAATATCAGCACCTTACAACAGGGAACTGCTAACCATTTTCTAGATATCAGCGCACCGTTTGGTGGAGTTACTGCATCTGTTACTCAATTGGGTTCTTCTATGAAGCAATTTCAACTTTTACTAAATAGTCCTGGAATTGGTGTAACTGTCACGCAAAATAACTTGACTGCCGCCGACTCTGCGAAAATGGAAATAACATGCACGACTGGACCATGTAATGGATACTCTTATACAAAAAACTAAGAAAGCTCTTCTTTCGCCTTGGTTGGCACTGATTACTTTTGCGTTATTGTTAGTAGTAAAATTATCAAACCCTTACTTGGTTGAATCCGCGAGATTGAAGTTTTATGATTATTTGATGCTCGGTTCACCGACGCAATCTGAACAAATTGTAACCGTCAATATCGGGGAGAAAGCAATTGAGAAATATGGTCAGTGGCCATTTCCACGTGAGGTCCATGCTCAAATTATTAATGACCTTTATAGTCGAGGGGCTGCTCTTGTTGGCAGCACTATACTTTATTCTGAGTCTGATCGGATGGGGACTGATCGAGTTCTTGCGGATACCCTAAGTCAGTATCCAGTAGTCCTGAGTCAGACTGTTTCCGCTGACTGTATTGCTGGATCGATATCTGGCCAAGGTTCACCTCAGGCAAGTGCGACAATTCGGAGAACAGGCGTTGCCGTAATCGGCGATGGAGAAGCAACTGAATTTCTTCCTCAATATCCATGCGTTCTAAGTAATATCGCACCTCTTCAAGAAGCCGCAGTCGGTGTTGGGATAACGTCAACCCTACCCGAGCCTGATGGGGTTGTAAGGCGAGTTCCTCTTCTATCTGGGTCATCAGGCGAATACTATCCCGCATTTGCGATAGAGATGCTGCGTGTAGCTGCAGGAGACTCTTCGTATCAAGCCAAGATAAATCAGACTGGGGTTGAAGCATTACGAATTCCTTCTTTTGAAACAATTAAAACAGACGAATATGGTAGAGTATTTGTTAATCCCAATTACGTATTTCCATCTGTTGAAGTAGGTGACGATATTCCTCGTCTTGATGGGAAAATTGTAATTGTTGGCGTAACTGCTGCTGGTATAGCGAACCCTGTAGCGACTCCTTCAGGTGCCCAACATCCCCATCAGTTACAGGCCAGTCTACTAGAAACTCTCCTGAATGGTGACTCTGTGTCGATTCCGAATTGGTCAGAAATTGCGGATCTTGCGGCTTTTCTGGGTCTTGCTCTGGCATTGATTGTTCTTTCTCGTTTTAGATTCTCAATAGTATATATTGTAATTCTACTGGGCGGATATCTATACTTACCGACATATTTATTTCAAACGCAGAATATTCTATTCGATGTTTCGTTTAATTTGTTTGCCATTGCATTAATCTATATGCATATCTACACTGCTAAGTTTATCAGTGAGTTCCTACAGAAACAACAGATTAAGAAACAGTTTGGCACATATCTGAGTCCAGATCTGGTTGCGAGATTGCAAAGACAACCAGACCTCTTGAAACTCGGCGGAGAATCAAGAGAGCTTTCGATTATGTTCACTGACGTTCGAGGCTTTACTACAATTTCTGAACACTACGGAGAAGATGTCCAAGGTCTAACGTCAATCATGAATCGTTACATGACGGTTATGACAAAAGCAATTCTTGAAAATAACGGCACACTGGATAAGTATATCGGTGATGCACAGATGGCATTCTGGAATGCGCCTCTTGATAACAATAAACATGCGTTGGATGCAGTTCAAACGGCCTTCCAGATGCTAAAAGATTTGGAGACTTTCAATGAAGAAGTTCAAAGAGAAGGCATTCCCGCTTTTGGGATGGGTCTTGGTATTAACACTGCCACTGTGGTTGTTGGTAATATGGGCAGCACTCAGCGTTTTGACTATACTTGCTTGGGGGATGGCGTTAATCTGGCTGCTCGTCTGGAAGGTCAAACCAAGTCTTATGGCGTCAAACTCATCGTCGGACCACAAACGGCCGAACTGGTTAGGGATGTATACCAAGTAGTTGAACTTGATTTGATTGCAGTTAAAGGTAAGACCCTGCCAGCTAAGATTTTTACAGTTTTGGAAACCTTTGACCATCCAGGCGAGAAACAACATGAGAAGTTCCTTACATTTTATCGCGAAGGTAATTGGGAAGTTGCCAAAAAATTTGCCAGCGACTTAAAGAAGTGCTGGCAAGGTAATCTATCTGATTATTACGACTCGATGATTAGCCGTATTGAAGAGTTTCAGGTATCACCTCCGAAAGATTGGGACGGCGTGTATCGGGCGACTTCGAAGTAACTTCTTGTTCGAATAGTTCCTTCTCCATCTGACGGAAGTGTTGCTCTAGTTCTTCGGGGTTCATTATGCAACCTTCCTTTTATATGCCACACGGCCTTCAAGATACTCTTCAAAAGACGAATATGTAGGAATACCATTCGCTTCGAGTTCAAAATTAATTTCGAGAAACTCGGCATGTTCATACTGCCAGCCGTTCCATGCAACACCCAACTCTTTAAGTAGGATTTCTTCATTTCTAGATATTTCAAGAATCATCACACACCTCATTGTTTACATTATAGTTATAGACGATTCGCTACCAAAAGTCAAGCGGTTTTTTCTATTGACATTAAAACAAATATGTTGTATTGTGAAAGTCATAAGGAGATTGTTATGACTATGCATTTGTTGGGTCCAGCTTACACTACGACAAATACTAAAAAGCGCAAAACTACAAACAAAGGCGTGACTAGTAGATATGCGCAAGATTGGGTAGATTACAATAAGCAGATGAAACGCCTTGGTTCTTCGACTAAGACCTTTGACGAGTATGTGCAATATCGGCAAGGTAGATTTAAACCTAACTTGCGTGGCACACCTCTACCTAAATATGAAGTCAGTGACCATCGACAAAAATATCCTTCTGGAGATGGTATTGGTGTAAACTATACTCGTAAAGAAAAAGTCTATACGGGCACACTTATTAAGGGTATCAGCGTTCTACATAAGAGTAATGCTGTACCTGTTATCAATGACGAACAAATTTTGGAGATTGCGAAAATGCGCCGTGGTTAATTTTGATGTTGTAATGAATTGGATGGAATACATCCGTAATAATCCAGAGAATGCATACAGATTCTCTGAGAACTTTTGGCCAAGTCAGATAGAGAGTAAGAAATGGTTACTGGAACATGTAACTCCTCTTGATAGATCTATCGTAATTTTTGGTGGATGGTATGGAGTTCTTGCGCAGTTTATTGCCCACAAGTTTCCTGATGCACGAATACTAACTACTGACATGGACTCTGAATGTAAGAAGGTGTTTGCTGCTATCGATGAGTATTATCACGATATCACATTTCGTCAGCACAACATGCAAAATGGTATGCCACTCAATCATCCACACCCTGATCTAGTTATCAACACCAGTTCCGAGCATGTGACGCAAGAAGTTTATGATGCTTGGTGGAACTCTATTCCTAGTGGTACTAAATATATCGTCCAAGGAAATAATCTAGTTAATCCTGAGCATGTTCGTCTTGCTGATGATCTAGCACATTTTTTGACAATCAACAATATCAAAGAACCACAGTATGCAGGAATGTTGAAATGTGGACATTTTTATAGATACATGGCAGTGGGTTATAAATGAATAGAGACTTTGAACAATTTATCAACTAATCGGAACCACCATGTTCGAAAATAATAAAAGTATGTGCGCAATACCTTTTGTAAGCACAATGATTAACACAGACACTACTGTGCGGTATTGTTGTATGGTCAAAGGTCGTGCAAATGTTGTTTCAAAAGATACAGGTGAGGCATATACATGTCGAGATAATTTTATTGAAGATGCTTGGAACTCAGAAAGTATTCGAGATATTCGAAGAAAAATGATTAATGCTGAATCTATTCCTGGATGTGCAGTTTGTTATCAGCAAGAAGACGATAATAAGATGAGTAATCGCCAGCATAGTTTGCGGGAATGGTCACAACGTCTTGGCACAGAAGAACTGAAGCAGATTATTGAATCTGCAGGAGAAGCAGATGGGTTTGTTGAAACTGCTCCCGTATATCTCGACCTGCGTTTAGGTAATTTGTGTAATTTAAAGTGTAGAATGTGTAACCCCTGGAATAGCAGTCAGATCGTAAAAGAGCATACTGATTTAGTTACTCGCCGACCCGATTATGCTGATGTGTGGCAAAAGACCTTTGGTAAATTCCCAGAAAAAGTTATGGAGGACCAACCTTGGTTTGATCACAATATTCTTTGGGATCAAGTTATTTCGCTGATTCCAACATTGAAAAAAGTTTACATGACAGGTGGCGAACCCACTCTAATTAAAAATAACTATAAGTTTATGGAAGAGTGCATTCGTCAGGGTCGCAGAGATATAACTCTATTCTTTAATACTAATTGCACAAATATTAATCCAAAGTTCTTTGAACTAATCTCACAATTTGATGCCGTTAATATTAATGCCAGCATTGATGGTATTGGGGCAGTGACCGAGTATATTAGAGCGCCAAGTAAATGGTCGCAAGTTTCTAAGAATATTGAAAAATTTGCACAAATGTCAAATGTTCATCTTGGTATCACGCCAACAATTCAAGTATACAATGCATTTGATGTTGTAAATATCCTTACTTGGGTAGACGATTTACGTGAGAAATATTCTAAGGATATTTTTATTGATTTTCTAATCAACCATCACCCGGTGCATCTAAGCGCATTAATCTTACCCGACGATTTACGCAAAGAAGCTGTGGAACTCATTGAAGATTATTGTGAAGTAAATACCATTCAGAATGAAATGACTAAAAATTCTCTTCAAGGCATCGTAGGGTTTTTTAAGAATTCTCGTCTTAAAGATTGGGAAATTATGGTAAATAGATTTCGTATATATACTAACGCACTTGATGAAGAGCGCAAAGAAAGTATATCAGTTTTAGATACACGTTTGGCAAAATTATATGATTGATAATAAAAATTTCTGTATCCAGCCATGGATACATCTTGCAAGTTGGAATGACGGCAAGGTTCCACTTTGCTGTGTTGCTTCACCTGAGGCAAATTTAAACTTCAATGACTCAACTCCCCAAGAAATTTGGAACAGTGAGCAGTTTAAACGGGCAAGACTGAAGTTTATCAACGGAGAACAACCTCCTCAATGCAATGCTTGTTGGAAAGAAGAAGCAAGTGGAATCAAGAGTCACCGTGTAATCGAGAATGATATGTGGAAGCGCAAGTTGGGCGCAGAAAAAATTAATCGCATAATCTCTCTTACAAATCCAGATGGTAGCGTAGACTTTAACCCAATTACTTTGGATTTGCGCATTGGTAATACATGCAATCTTCAATGTGTTATGTGTCGTCCTCGTGATAGCAGTAAGTGGTTGAATGATAGTAAGAAACTTGCACAAACCCTGACTAGTCCTGGTGCAAAAAGTGATTGGGATTTTAAATCAAAAAGTATTGCTAATACCGATTGTTTTGACTGGTTTGAGAAACTAGAAACCCAAGACGCACTAGATGAGTTTATGGGTGATATTCGCCACATTATTTTTGGTGGGGGAGAACCTCTACTAATCAAGGGGCATGAACGTTTCATCACAAAACTTGTAGAAAGCGGTCATAGTAAGAATATTGAACTGCGCTATCATACAAACGGAACTCAACTAAGCGAAAAGTTTATTGATCTCTGGAGTCAATTCAAATTAGTTGAATTGATGGTAAGTCTTGATGATTGGGGATCTAGAAACGAGTTTGTTCGTTGGCCAGCATCATGGGAAGTAATCTCAAAGAATCTTGATCGGTTAGACGAAACGGCAGATAATATCGTTGTTAATATTCTTGCTACTGTTCACGCAATGAACATCTACAATCTACCTGATTTTGCACAAGCAATTATAGATCGTAAATGGAAAAAAATCTGCAAACGCAACGAGGGACTATTTTCCGTAGGTACTACTCATTGGCCCCAATATCTTAGCACAACAGTTTTACCGCGGAACGTTAAAGAGATTATTAACAAGAGGTGGGAAGAATATCCTGATCTGGTTAATCATCCGCGATGGATTAATAGAATTAAATATCAGTTTGAATATATGACCAGTAGAGATGATTCCGACAAGTTCCCCGATTTGATGAATTACATCGATACACTAGAACTGATGCGTCCGATTAAATTTTCAGAAGTATATGGTGATTACTACAAATTATTGAAAGGTATTTAATATGGCAACACTCTTGAGACTGGTTTTCCTAGATGATTGTGGTAAAGAACACGAATTGCATTTTGCATTGTATCCCACGGATCTTGTTAATCGATGGGTCGAGATTACAAAGAAAAACCAACAAACTCCTGATTCTTACATTAATACTCGATTCACTAATCTCTCCTATAGTCAGATTTCTAAAGTTAGAACTAGACTGACTGATTGTCTCAACAGAATTAATTCTGTTTACGATGAACCGCTACCATTGTATGAAGAAATCGAAGAACTTACTACACCTGAACTCAATTATTTGCATGAAGAGTTTGAGCGGTATGGCGATAGATTTGAGGATTTGATGCAAACGGCCAATTGGTGGTCGCAAGAGTTGCACGAAGACTTTTTGGAACTGAACGAACTTATCCACCTTCATGAAGATTTGCTATACATCAAGAAGGGCGACTTTCCGAATATGGCACTTCTTTATGATTATTATCCACAAGGATTGCATCTTCCTATCCTCGAGCGCGATAAACTATGGTTAACACCAACGCTACAGTGGGGAGAAGTTTATCTTGGTTATAACACCCTTGGTAAAGATTGGATGAAGGTTGTCGCCGACAAAGACTTAGAAGTAATCGAACGTGAACAAGTAAGACCCCAGGAAAGATTCGCAGCAGAAACTTGGATTAATTTTGGTCCAGATAGTGATGGTTGGGAAATAAGACAACTGGAAAAGATGTATTCTGAGTTACCAGAGAATCTACAAAAGAAAGTTCCCATTGACGATCTGAATAAACTGACTTATGGTAGATTTAAACTTGGAAAAATTATAATCGATGAATATTTTATATCTCGCTACGGCGGAACAATTGCGGATTACAGTGTAAAAGCAGGAAGCGTAAAGCGACATTGGGATGAACATGTGTTTAGCACTTTCGTAGAACTAAAAGAAATTGAATTTTTATGATGGATAAGAAATTAATAAAAATACAGCAAACAGAAAATGTAATGTTGCTTACGTGGATTATTAATAATATTTGTAATAATCGTTGCGCGTATTGTCCACCAATATTGAATTCTGGTAAGAATCACCACTATGAATGGGAGCGTGCAAAAGAATTTATCTATCGACTCATTGACCACTACCCAAAGATACATTGCACTATCAGCGGCGGTGAACCGACACTGAGTCCGTTCTTTAAAGAATTGGTAGACATTTTCTATACGAGTAAGAATAATACTATTGGTTTAACTACAAATGGTGTAAAACCTATAAAATATTGGGAAAAAATTGCCCAAAAATTTAGTTATATATGCTTTAGTTATCATCCAAGTTATGAAGACCCAGAATTTTTAGAGAAGGTAAAGGTTGCATCAAAGCAAACTTTAGTAACTGTTAGAATCATGATGGATTCTAGATATTGGGACAAAGCATATGAAATGTATCAACGTTGTTGTGAAATTCCTGAGATTGCAGTAGAAGCAGTAAGAGTTCTTCCTGAACAAGCGAGAGCAACAAACGTTGGAGAAACCTATACGCCCGAGCAGGAAAGTATTCTAATGTCAATTCCAAGAAAAGAAATGAATTATGATCCGTCGATTGTAAATCCAAACTTCAAATACTCGTCCATGATGTCTGACTTTTATTTCGACGATGGTTCGGTAGAATATAATGGACAGTCAAATAAATATATTACTGAAGGTGATAATAAGTTTGCTGGATGGTATTGTGCAGCAGGATTGGAAAGTTTGTTTGTCTCTTGGTCTGGACATGTCCAGGTTGCGAATTGTCTTCAGGGCGGATATATGTTTCATATCAACGACCATGCGGATTACCAACTTCCAACCAAGGGAGTTATTTGTAACCAGAAACTTTGCTTTTGTGGAACAGATTTTATGATAAGCAAAGAAAAGATATAATTGTGTCTAACACAGAACTGATCAACTTTCTTACAGAAAACAAAAAGAAGCAATGGAATTATCCCAATACGTTTCCGAATAATCTGTGGGAAACAGATTGGCCCTGGTCGCAAGTAAACGCAACAGGAACTCATAACTACAATGAAATTATAGCAGAGTTATCTGCTGTTAGCGAACTTTTTGTAGAACACAGAGCAAAAGATAAAATTGAAAGTTATGGTCACGAGGGTTGGTACTCGCTAACGGTGCACGGTATCGATTACGACAAAACTGAAAATTATGATCGGTATGGATTTAGCAGCGAAGAAGAAGCAAACTATAAATGGACTTCTGTCTGTGAGAAATTACCATTGACAAAAAACCTAATTGATTCGCTACCATTTAAAGATTACGGTAGAATTCGTATCATGAGAATGAGTCCTCAGGGATATATTATGCCACATACAGATGGTATCGGAAGAATCTTCGGACCTTTTAATTTTGCGATTAATAACCCAGAAGGTTGTGAGTTTGTGATAGAAGGACATGGCGTTGTTCCGTTTAAGCAAGGTTCTGGTTTTTTACTTGACATTGGTAAGAAACACGCTGTTATCAACGATAGCGACGAATATCGTTACCATATTATTATTCATGGTAAACTTACTACAAATCCCGCTGAACTTTTACGAGAAATACTATGAATATCGTGCAAGGTAATTTTGTCAACGATGTAGATTTAGCAATTTGCATTTTTCCGACTGAGACGATTAAAAATAAAGAACTTGCAAAAAGAATGGTTGAGTATACTAAGTTTTATGCGCTCAGGTTTAACCAACTGGCGCGGCGCGAAAATACATTATCAATTTTAGAATGTGATAGTATCGATGATGGTATGTCAAAGTATCACGGAACTTACAAGAATATCTTGTTTATGGCAGCGGGTGTTCGCATCTATGACATGTCTATCCTCTTTGAGATCAGAGAAGAAATACTTTCCAGTCCCAACTACATGGCGTTCGGGCACATCTTAGAATGGAAAGAAGATTGGTACGAGCTACATCATCAGTTTGTGTTAGTTAATAGCCGCAACTGGATTAAATGTGGTAAACCAAGTTATGGTGCATGGGAACAGAAAATTGAAGAACTGCCGGTTGTAGAAAGAAGCGAAGAAAATTTCCATGACGATTATACACCGTTGTGGATTCGCTATACTGGTGAATATAAACCGCAGAAGCATACCAAGCAGGGATGGAATTACTTTAATGCTTCTAGTCGTGGTAATTGTGAAATCGGTAATTGGAATGACACGATACGATCCAAGCGGACATATTATTACCCAGAGAATAACGGCAATGAACTATTACAATCACTAAAAGAATTACGAAATTGTGGAGTTACCAATCCCAATCAAATTCGTTTTATTAATACTCTTCGAAACTTTTCTGATCAAATTTGGGTTCTTAATAGTGAAGAAATAAAAATTGATTTTAATAATAAGCAATATTCTTTCGCTGCGTTTCCCGCCGCTGGGTTCAAGTTTTTAGAAATTTTACATCGGGGTAAACTGAAGCAGGATGGTAAAATTGTGATATATGACTTCAATCCAAAAAGTATTCAGTGGATTGAAACTCTAATGCACAGTAATAAAAATCCATTGCAATTAATGCAGGAGTATCCACATAAAAAAACATTTAAATGTCTCGGTGGACAGGTTTTTACGGAATCAGGAGAATTCACTAAAGATTTTCTGGAGAGTTATCAGCGAACTGTTTCGTATTTCGGCGGAGAAGAAAACTTTAATAAATTGATTGAAGAATTTAGAAAAAGTAATGTTGTTTTTGTTCAATGTGATTTATTCAATTCTCCCGAAACTCTTTGTTCACATCTATCTGAAAATGGATTAATTAACATCTCTAATATATTTTGCACTGATTTCAGCAATGGATACTATGGTCTAAAAGAAACACAAGCTAGGTATAAAAGTTTTATTAAATTGTTACCAGAAAAAACTCGGGTCATAGGTTTTGGAGCAAACTGCGAGACATTGAATTGAGATAATTTCTATTGCTACACACTTATACTTTACGGAGTTACTTTATGTTAAAATGGCTGATAAAAAAAATTAATTCATATTTTGCTAGAAGAAAGCATCTAAAACGAATTAAAGAATTACGTAAAATGGATCCGTTCATCTATGATTGAATGGGGTATATCCGCAGCAGCACATGATGCATCTTTGACAGTAGTTGATGGAAGTGAAATTTTATTTGCTTCTCATGCTGAACGGTATTCGGGTATCAAAAATGACAAAGACTTGAATGTAGATTTAATTCGCGCGGCATTGATGTTTGGTAAACCAGAAAAAATTCACTGGTATGAAAAACCTAAACTTAGAGCTATGAGACGATTGCTTGCGGGTCAGGGCATGGTTAGATTTAGCGTTAGACAATATCTTGCTGCTTTCGGACTAAAAGATATTCCGGTAGAATTTGCATTTCATCATGAATCACATGCCGCGGCTGGCTTCTATACTTCGCCGTATGATAATGCAACCGCTCTTGTTATTGATGCTATCGGTGAATTCGATACTGCGTCAATCTGGAAATGCTCTGGTAGTAAACTCAAAAAGAAATGGTCTATGGACTATCCTAAGTCTTTGGGTCTGTTCTATTCTGCTATGACAGATAGAATTGGGTTAAAGCCCAATGAAGACGAATATATCTTAATGGGAATGGTAGCATATGGTGATCCTGGAAAGTATTATGATGAAGTAAAAAATCTTTGGAAATCTGAGAACCTGCATCGTGGATGTCGCTGGTGGCGGCCAGATGACGGAGACCTGGACATTTATAGTGTCGCTGCGGCAACTCAAAAAGTCTATGAAGAAGAATTCGAAAAACTTCTGATACGAGCAAAAATGAAAGATGCCGCACAAGATAATCTTGTTCTTATGGGTGGCTGTGCGTTAAACTGTTCTGCAAATCATCTTGCTAGAAAATACTTCAAGAACGTTTGGATTATGCCAAATCCGGGTGATGCAGGAAGTTCCTTGGGTGCGATTGCAGCTAACAACAGACAAAAATTGAAATGGAAGGGTCCATATCTCGGCGCAGATATGGGAGGAGAATATCCGGTAGAAAAACTCTTGACAGAATTGCATAAGACTGGTATAGTAGGTGTTGCAAATGGTCAAGCAGAATTCGGCCCTAGAGCATTAGGTAATCGCAGCCTTCTAGCTGATCCAAGAGGTCATGACATTAAGGATAAAGTAAATGCTATTAAAAAGCGTCAAAAATTTCGCCCATTTGCTCCAGTCATTCTGGCAGGACGTGCGCGAGACTACTTTGAAATGTCATGGGAAGACTCCCCTTATATGCAATATACTTCAAGATGTAAATATCCTGATCAGTTTCCTGCTATTGTTCATGCTGATGGGACATCTCGCGTCCAAACTGTGACAAAAGAGCAACACCCGGGACTATATGCCCTTCTTAGTAGGTGGTATGAAGAAACTGGTTGTCCAATGCTATTGAATACAAGTCTCAATATCAAGGGTATGCCGATGGTGAATAACTTTAAAGATGCTGATGATTTTGAAGCGAAATATGGCGTGAAAGTCTTTTCATAATAAATATTAACATGACTAATAATATTCTAAAGTTTCCAGACAAGTTTCGTAAGGAACCTAGACGCTATCGCATACCGTTGTATACGGATGCCGATATTGAGATTGTTTTATTTTGCGTAAATGCTTTCGGAGTTACACCAGAAAGAAACATGATGGACGATTTATTAGAAATGGACCCAATTGAAGTTATAGAATGTCTTGACATTGCGAGGGAATCTGATATAATATCAAGTGTAGCAAAAGAGCATATACGCTGCATACGTGAATCTATTGAAGAAAGTTAATATATCATGAATATCTTTTATTTGGACCGTGACGTTTCCAAGTGCGCTGAATATCATAATGACAAGCATGTTGTCAAGATGATTATAGAATATGCACAACTGTTATCTACCGCTCACCGTGTAATTGACGGTGAACAATATCTGGACAAGACTGCTAATGGCCGTTCAATCAAGAGATGGCGAATGGAAGACAATACGCTAGAAACCGTTCTCTACAAAGCCACACATATCAATCATCCGAGTGCTGTCTGGGTTCGCCAGTCTAACAATAATTATACTTGGCTTATGTGTCTATTCCAATCCCTGCTTACAGAATACACTCATCGCTATGGCAGAATTCATGCCACTGACCGACTAGTTTATTTTCTTCGCAAGCCGCCCAGAAATATTCCTGTAAGTCATTTAACACAACCGACACCTGCTATGCCAGATGAATATAAAGTATCGGGCGACTCCTTACAGTCATATCGTAACTATTATATCGGTGCGAAAAAAACTATGGCAAAATGGAAAAATCGTGATATTCCTAGCTGGTGGAAAGACGCAACACAATAAATAACTACATGAAGACAGTTATACCGATCTCACCTCCTCCAGCTATCGTGCCTCCCTTGGCACTCGGCGACTCTGCAATAGCAGGGTCGCCTTTTTTGTATCAACTCAAACCCCCTAAAGGACTGTCATGGCAAGAAAAAAACAAATCCCATTACAAGTTGTCTCAAATAACGATGCTCCTGTAACCTTAGAGAAGAGTAAGCTATGCAAAGTAAAATACGAAGACCTAAAAAATATTCAACCAAAAAACTTTAATCAGAGACGATTTTTTGAACTTTACGACCAACAGTCCCCAGCAATTTTATTACACGGTGTAGCAGGAACAGGGAAAACCTACATCGCGCTTTTTAAGGCACTAGAAGAAGCACTAGATCCAGAAACAGTATTTGAGCGAGTAGTAATAGTCCGCTCTGCTGTTCCATCAAGAGAAATTGGTCACCTACCGGGTGATGAAAAAGAAAAGACAGAAGTTTATCAGTTACCTTATGTAGAAATCTGCGAGGATTTGTTTAATCATATCCAGCCATTTCAGCGATTGCAAGAACAAAAGTCGGTGAACTTTATGATCACCTCGTTTGTTCGTGGTATCACTCTAGATAATTCCATCGTCATTGTTGATGAATGTCAGAATATGACGGATATGGAACTCAATTCGATTATGACCCGAATTGGCAGAAACTCAAAGATCATCTTTTGCGGAGATTTCCGTCAAACTGATTTATATAAAAAGAACGATATGTCGGGACTTCAAAAGTTTATCGCTATCGCAGAACTAATGCCTTCGTTCAAAACACTAGAGTTTACTGTTCATGATATAGTAAGGTCCAAATTGGTTAAGGAATATATTCTAGCCAGACTAGAATATGAGGAGAGATACGCATAAAAGACTTGACAAACTATGAGAATCATGTTATAAGAGTATATGTTCAAAACAATCTATGATTATACTGATTTCGCCCAAGATGAAACAAGAGAAGATGGTAGCAGAGTTTACGTCAATGCCGCAGGTGTTGGATATCCCTCTGCTACCACCGTTCTAGGGGTCTTAAACAAAGACTCAATCAACAAGTGGCGTGAGCGTGTCGGGGAAGAAGAAGCCAATCGTATTTCTAAGCAGGCTTCTACTCGTGGTACTAAAATCCACACACTTACCGAAGCATATCTAAAGAATGAAGAAGTTGATTTTGATGGTGTAAAAGCGTCCTTGCTCGACAGGGAAATGTTCACTAAGTTTAAGTCAATTCTTGAGCCTATCGATAACATTCATTGCCAAGAGCTGGCATTATACAGCGACTTCTTACGTATGGCTGGTCGTGTTGACTGTATCGGTGAATACAACGGTACTCGGGCTGTAATCGACTTTAAGACTTCCAATCGGCCCAAGAAGAAGGAATATATCAGTTCCTACTTTATGCAGACCGCTGCATATGCAATCATGTATGAAGAACGGACTGGTATTCCTGTTCCCTATCTCATCATCTTGATTGCCGTAGACGGTGACGAGCCTCAGGTGTTCATAGAAAAGCGTGACAACTGGGCTAAAAAACTTATTGAAACTCGCGATTTGTTTGAAAAAGGTATTGACAAATAAGGACTTATGTCTTATATATAGATTATCAGTTGTTGACAATCAACAATAAAGGCGGAAAGACCGGGGTTCGACTCCCCGCACCTCCACCATCTATCAAGTGTTTAGTTTGCTTGGCACGGGAATTGCGTATGTAATTCGGCACTTGGTAGTTGATGGGGGTGACCTGGATATCGATTTTCGTGTAATAGGGCGGTTCGAGACTGATTGCTTGGCAAAGTGCCACAAAACGTAAATGCAAACGATAACGTTGCCTTTGCAGGATATGCGCTAGCCGCATAATCTCATTGGGTTTTTGATAGTTTTCCCTCGAAACAGAATAAAACTATTACCTGTTCTGTATATACGATGAAATGAGTGATGTAAGAACCTATGAATGCTAAATAGTTGTATGACCCATTAATGGGTCATTTTTTGTCTTCGGACAATCAGTGTGGGGAGTCACTGGTTAATACCCTCTCAAGTATAACAAAAAAATGGAAATAAGATGACTTCCTTTAATAAGAAGTTTTTCAAGTTTCTTTCGATTATTACACTATTAAGTTATAGTTTATATGGAATTAATTCATATGCTGAAACTGCCATCGAAAGAGAAGCAAGGGAATATTCCCTCGGCGTCGGAGAAGTAATCCAGGGTATCAAAGAAGATGCCCAAGAACAACAACGTAAAGTAACACAACAAAGAATCCAGACACAAAATATTCGTCTGGCAAATAATAGAGAATTGAAGTGTCTCGCAGACAACATCTATTATGAGGCTGGTAACCAGTCTACACAAGGCAAATTGGCCGTCGCGGCCGTTACTATCAATAGGGTAAATAGCCCCAAGTTTCCTAAATCTGTATGCTCCGTTGTATACCAGAGAACAAAACGTGTGTGTCAGTTCTCGTGGGTGTGCGAAGGAAAGAAGAGTGTGCGCAGTGCGCAACAATACGCACAAGCCAAAAGAGTGGCTGAGAAGGTATTGTTCGCAGGGGCTAATCATGGCGTATTAGGAAAAAATGTTCTATTCTACCATGCCGACTATGTAAATCCAGGTTGGAATCTTCGTAGAGTAGCTAAAATTGGTGATCATATATTTTATGCAGGATAATGAATGGGTAAGAGAAGCAACTTTGAACATCGTAAGAACGACTTCTATCCGACTCCGTTGGATGCAGTAAAGCCTCTCTTACCCTTTCTTCCCTCGGAGTTTACCTTCGCTGAGCCTTGTGCCGGCGACGGTAGACTCTGTAGGCATATCGACACCTTAACAGACAGTAATGCAGTAGCTACTTTGGTTTCTGATCTCGATCCCAAAGACACTTTTATTGAAAAATATGATGCATTAACTGTTGACATTCCCGCAAATACCGAGTATATTATAACTAATCCCCCTTGGTCTAGATGGATACTACATCCATTGATTGATAGGTTTGCTAGTATTCGTCCTACGTGGCTTCTCTTTGATGCTGATTGGATGCATACTAAACAAGCAATACCCTATCTACAATATTGTAGTAAGGTTGTGGCCATAGGTAGAGTAAAGTGGATTGAAGATAGTAAGTTTACTGGCAAGGACAATGCTTGTTGGTATCTTTTTGATAAAAATGAAATGAGTGGAACACAATTTTATGGTCGAGGATTTTCAAGTGGTAGATGAAGTCAGCAACGAATTTCTGATTACGAAGAAGTTTAGAACTTCTACTGAGTTTTCTCAATTTATTGAGAAGCAAGCATCGACAACAGGTCTACAGTGTATGGACTTGCTAGTTGATTATTGCGTAAAGAATGATATAGAAATGGAATCAGCATCTGTTCTGTTAACTACTTCACTCAAAGAAAAGATTCGTGCGGAAGCAGAAGAACTAAATATGTTGAAGCGCAAGGATGGAAAGCTACCCTTCTAATGGATTCTTTCGAAGTTTATCGTGTCTACATGTCACTCAAACTTCATTTTACTTCTGATGATTACGATATCACAAAAACGAAATCGGGCGTTAGATGTAAGAGAGAAACATTCCTTAAACGTAAGGATGTTCTGTTGTTTCGCAAGTTAGCCAAACGATTTACCTTTACTGAGATGGTAGATTATTTCGTTGCTAACTTTGTCAATGGACATAACGGTCTTTTCGATGCCGAAAGCGATAACGTGTATCGGGACTGGAAGGCTAGAAAAGAGAAGTTGACATATCTGTTCACACAAGACATCTCTACTCTGATATTAGAGGCTGAAAAAGTAAATGTTGATCCATTGATTAGTGATGGTCAACATCCCTTAGCATTAAAACTATACCTTGGTAAAAAAATTAGTCTTGAAACCCTAATTATTCTTGACAAATTGTTCAATTTTGTGTATAGTAATAATACTGTGTTAGCAAATGATTTTATATGGAAAGATGTATCTCGTTTGATAACAAAGTATCGTGTCTTTGTTAAGTTTGACAAAGACAAATTCTCTCAACTATGGATCAAGGAGAAAGGCCAAGTGGTCTATTAAATGAGTCATTCTAAGCGTAGAGACTTCGATTACGAACCTCGTGTCAAAGAAGTTCGTAAAGGTGTGGACAAATCCAACAAGCACCGCAAAAACCCGTATAAATACTCTGGTAGTCAAGAAGAAGATTTTGACGACTACGATGATTATGATACACAACGCAAATATTAACGCAATACAACGCAATACAGCGCAAAATAAGGAATACAAATATGTCTTTTAATTCTCTCTCGGAACTCCGTAAGAACCGTGGCAACTTCGACTCACTTATGAAAGAAGTCGAAAAGATTGCAAATCCCACAAACGAAAAGCGCGGCGACGATGATCGCCTCTGGAAGCCTTCTGTAGATAAGGCTGGCAATGGTCAGGCTGTTCTTCGTTTTCTTCCTGCTCCTCCAGGCGAAGAACTTCCTTGGGTTCGTGTGTATGATCACGGCTTCCAGGGCCCGACTGGTAAGTGGTATATCGAAAATTCGTTGACCACTATTAACAAGCCAGACCCTCTTGGCGAACTCAATTCAGAACTCTGGAATTCGGGTGTCGAAGCCAACAAGGAAATCGCTCGTAAGCAGAAGCGCCGCTTGTCGTATATCTCTAACGTTCTTGTGATCAAGGATCCCGCTAATCCTGAAAACGAGGGTAAGGTCTTTCTCTATAAGTTTGGTAAGAAGATTTTTGACAAGATCAAGGACGTAATGCAGCCTACCTTTGAAGATGAAAAGCCGGTTAATCCGTTTGATCTTTGGGAAGGCGCTAACTTCAAGCTCCGTATTCGTCAGGTAGAAGGCTATCGTAACTACGATAAGTCAGAATTTGATGGTAATACGCCACTTGATGAAAATGAGGATAAGCTGGAAGCAGTCTGGAAGCAGACGCATTCACTTGCTGCCTTTCTCGATCCTTCGAACTTCAAGTCTTATGACGAACTCAAAGCCAAGCTGAATACTGTTCTAGGTAGTGGTACCCGTGTGCCCACCGCAGAGAAGGTAAATCCGCTTGATGCAGAAGATGAACTCTTCGTTGAAACCAAGATGAAGACGGCTGCTAAGGCAACCGAAGAAACTCCGCCTTGGAATGATGAAAAGAGTGATGATAATATGAGTTACTTCGCAAGTCTTGCGGACGACTAAAAGAGAAAGGGGCGCTCTAAGCGCCCCTTTTTTATGCCATTGCTCGTTTTAGAGCAAATCTCATCCAACTACTCTCATCATCTCTAACATAAGTTTTAGTATTTGGTACAGAGGAGCTTTCGGATGCACCGCCCCCTCCGCCACCTTGATTGATGATTGTTGGAGGAGGAACATTCACTTTCATCTGGTCTTTAGCTTGTTCTGAACCCTTTTCTAAGATGCCGCTATCAGGATTTTGTCCTGATTGAACTTTAGCTTCTTCTCCGCCACCGCTCATGTAATCGTAAGCCTTCTTTGCACCAACAGCGGCAAGGCCGACTCCACCTAAACCAGCCGCAGTCATTAGTGGATTTCTTTTCATAAATCCAGCTGCTTTACTGAATATGCCACCGCCTGGCTTACCCTGGACTTTAGCTGTTTGTTTTGGTTGTGTTGCCGCCTTTGGTGCTTGCCCACTTTGTGCGGCTTCTGCGGCACGTGTTTCTGGTGTACCGCCCAGTGCTCCCATATCTCTAGCAGCCAGTGCAGCATCTAATCCAACAGAGGCGGCTGTTCCCACACCAGGAATAGTTCCGGCTGCTCCAGATGCTAACTCTAGTCCTGCACCGGCGAAGTCGCCTGACATAGCTCTTTGAGCAGCAAATACTCCACCGGCTATTAGACCCACTCCTGGTATTTTCTTTAGTAGTGATTTGCCAAGTGCTTTTGCACCAACTTTTGCTACTCCCTTGGAGGCAGCTTTTGTACCTACTTTCGCTGCACCCTTAGCAGCAACTTTCTCGCCTGCTTTAACCGCACCCTTTTCAGCCGTCTTTGCTGTGGGTGCAAGTTCGGCCGCCGTCATTGCGGTGTTCGCTGCCATGTTTGTGGCATTATTTCCAGCTAAGTTTTCACCGCCATCATTATCGTTACCAGCAATCATTGAACCCATGCCGATAGCACCGGCGCCAACGGCTAGGGCGCCAAGTATACCTTTTCCTTTACCGAATTTTCTACCAGCTGGAACATCGGGGGTTTTCTTGACAAATCTACCCTTGGCGTCTCTCGGTTGACTTCTAGCTCTTTCTGATTTTGACTGCTTGCTTCCATCCGGCGCACCAGGAATATTTCCGCCACGATTTCTGCGACTAGGCAAATCGATATCGATTCCCCCACCACCGCCACCTGATCCGTCTGAACCACCAGAACTCTCAAGCGATTGAGCAATCTTTTCTATTGTGTCTTTTATTGCAGAGAATAATTCATTTGCTTCTTTGAATGTATCAGATATTTCGTCTAGCTTTTTCGTATTTTCTTGGATAGCATCTACAACCGGGCTCTCTGACATTCCAGCCGCATCTTCTTGCAGTTCGCTAGTTGGCTGTGCTACATTAGATTCTATACCAGCCGCTACTGCTCCTGTGGTTGGCTTATCAGGTAGAATAACCGATGCGCCCTTTTTCTCATCATAATCTTTTTGAAGTTCTTGATTGATAGTATCTTTTGATACCGGTTTCCCCTCTCTACGATATGATATATCTTTTTCAGAAGCAGGCGCTATTCCTCTATCGGCCAGTAGTTTCTTCTGTTCTGTAGTCAGATCAGTTAATTTTTCCGCTTCTTGGGCCACGCCCATACTGTCTCTAGCTTCGGTTCTCTTCTTTTTATCGGAAGTGAAAAGGTCATATCTGAGATCGCCCGGCTTTCCGGTGAAGACTCTTTTTGCGCCTTCAAGTTGAGTTTTTACAAATCCTTTTGGAATTGCAGTACCCGTTGTTGTGTCTTTGCCACTAACGGCACGCTTCAAGCGATTTCTAAATGTGTCTTCTTTTCCTTTAAGACCCATATCATTCGCTTGAAAATATTGCTCTTTAGCTGCCTTTCCGGCATTCGCAAATCTAGTTGCGGCGTCTGTATTACCTGAAGCCTGTGCAACGGCTTGCCCCTTTTTAGCTAGAGCAAGCACCTCTTTGATACCTTTATTGAATCCTTCTAAGTTCTTTTCGGTCAACTTGCCAATTTCTTTGACAAGTTCGGTCAGCATTTTACGCTCTTCGTCTGTATACTGCTCTAAGTCTTTGCTTATGTTTTCTGTGGCAGCGGACAAAATCTTGGCCGCTTTTTCGCCATCAACGGTAGTCACTGACAAAGGATTTGTAGTTTCCTTAATCTTTTCTAACTGAGTTTCTTTCCCCGCACCGGAACCAGACGAACTCAATAATTTTTTGATGTCTTTTGCTTGACCTATAACCTCATCCAGACGGTCGACAACAGGATCTGGCCCATTATTGGGGGCAGTCTGTAGTCTATCTGATAGTCCTTGTAAGTTACTGGCCATTTCTTAATAATCCTGTTGGTTCTGTTCTGCTTTTTTCTTCAAGTGAGTCATCAACAATCCAATGTAAACTTCCCTTTCCCATGGCATCATATTTTCAAGTTCTGACAGACTGTATTTGTGTTCTTGCATTAAAATAAAGTTTGTCTTATAATGATTCATCAAATTATCATGAGAAAGGGTTATTCGAAAAAATTTTCTACACCGTCTATTAATACCGTATTTTCTGTTTCGCATTTAACACATGTATAATCAATTGTCTTTTCAAGTCTTGGTGAAGTCTGGAAAAATTCTACTATCTTTTCAAACTGCTGTGTCGAAAGACTGTTAATAAACTTTTCTACTTCTTCTGGACCTTCATCCTCTGCGTTGTAGATTTCGTCTTGGTCGAAGATTTTATCTATACACGCTACGACAAGATCGAATGCCGGAGTTTCATCATCGACCAAAATTTCTGCCTTTGGATATTTCATAATCACGCCAACGGCATCTGATAGCATTATCTTATTCGTATGATTTTCGGGAAAATCGATTGTCAACGAATTCAAATCTAATGTAGTCTCAGTCTTGTGTCCACATTCACCGCAAATCAAAACGAAATCAGTGACACTGCCAATAGACTGGGAGCGTAATTGAATAAATGCATACTGTAGATCAAAAAACGGCAAGTCTCTGCCCTGCACATTTCCATTAGAGCAAGATGTAACAATATCTTGCATAGCCTTTATCATCTCTTTTGGCTCGTTGGATTCTTGAGCCAAGATAAGTATCTTTTCCTCTTTTACGAGAAAGGGGCGAAACTCAATTTCATTTGATAAAGAATGCAACTTTACTCTGAAAGTCGGAGTAGTCATAGTTGGCAACGGCATAATTTAGTCCTTCATTAATTAAACTGGTATTACAAACCATCTTTTATATGTAAATGTCACTGGTAATCTAATAGGCTGTGTGTTACTATTAGACATTTGAATGGGTGCAATCGATCTTGGAAATACATCTTCTATTTCCCATTTGGCAACGACTTCATCTTTATTATTCAAGGCAGTTACTATCATGCCTCCATAATATTTGTTCGGGAAAGCAATTTCACGGGTTCTCTTATTGATAATTCCGCGCATCCAATCTCCGAAAAAGTCTTTTGCTGCCCATGTCGCATCAACTAAAAACGTAAAGGTAATTGAGTCCCCACCAAAATCAATGGCGCTGGCACGTTGTTCATTTAAATTGTTGATTCTAACTGGTCTAGTTCCAAGGAGTATCCCTGGAATCATAGCATCTTCTACAAATAGAGACAGATGATTGGCTGAACGACCGGCAGATGTTAAGTGTGTGGCCATTCTTTGTCCGCCTGGCACTCTTTTACCATCGTCGCCCATTAAATTTTGCGGAGGAATTATTTGTACCTCAAATCTATGCGAACGAGCAAAATCTCTTTTTCTCGTCTCCGCGCGGAAATTTGCCAAGCTATTGTGTGCTTGCTCCATTAAATCTTGCTCCTAGTATCTCTGAAAACGGATTCTTTAGTTGCACCAACAAACGCTTCAACTGGTAAGAATATCGCTGCCTTCCAATCGGCAGGATTAATTTTCATGAATTGCGACCTTACATGCGTGGTCAAATAATGTTTGATGCAAGGTTTAATTTCGGCTGCTGTTTGTAGACTATTTAAAAGATTATATGACAAGCGCATTTTGCTGGTTGGGGTAAGCGTCTTGGAATCCGCAAAGTTCATCAATTCACCCAAAACTTTTGCTCTTAACAGGTAAGGCAAATAGTGAACGTTAATACCATAGAAGCCGCCTTTAGCTGGACCGAACGGCAATACCAAGGGAAAGGTATCATAGAAAGGAAGTTGGGCTTTTAACTTTGGATCATAGAAATACATATACATCGCGCCAATCTCTACTTTACTAGTAAGACTGCCGATATCAGATTGCATCACTGTGTTTCCAGAAACTCTTGCACCAACTAAGCCTCTGACATTGCGCATATACCAGTCAATGGACTTCTGTCCATCTCCTACTTGCGCACGAAGTTTCTGAAAGGCGTTATTTGATGGCATTAACGGCCCTGACCTCTATACTTTTTAAAATTGCGGCGCTTATGCTTGTTCATCGTGCTTAGTTTCACACCCTTGCGGCGAGGCGCAAATACTGTCTTTGAATTTCCTGCTGCTTTAGCCATCATTTAATCTCCTTAGTCTATATTTATGCTTTAATTCCAAGTTCTTTCTCGGTTAATATAAGAAATTCCCATCCATTATCTTTACAAAATTCAGTTGCATATTTCCATTTGGCTTGATTTACTCCCCAAGTAATAACCTCATTAAGAAATTGTTTAGTTTTTCTTTTTGGAATTTTTGGTTCTCTAACGAACTTTGCAGGTTTGATTTCTATTAAGTATTTCTTAACATCACCTGAGTTTTCTTTTACCTTAATGTAGAAATCCACGAAGTAACGATGAACCCTATTGTCTTTTGGCGACAAATAAGGAATAGCAAGTTCTTCTGAACCCCATTCTAATATGTTGGGATTACTATCGCACCATTTCATGAACTTTAGTTCCCAGCTAGAACGATATATAATTCTACTAGGATCACCTAAATACTTCTTAGGATATTGTATTTTGTAGAGACCTTTCATAGTCTCCTTCGTGTATGCCATATAAATAGTCCAAACTAACCCCAATAGGATATTTATTAGAAATGGCAGAACAAAAAAGAGAGCCGGCAAGCCCAAAGCAGTCCTCTTCTTCTCCTACTCCAGGAAGATTTAATAGAGACCAAAAGGGTATGGTCGATCCATTTAGTAAAGCAAGTAAAGCGTCCAAGACATTTACATATCCGGAAAGTTTAGCTACTGTTAACGACCAAAGTGAACACACACATTGGATAGCTTTTTATCCTCTTGTTAGAGAAGGTACCAGCGCGGCAACTGCACTTGGTAATAGAGGTACTATTTTTGAAACTTCAGGCCAACAAAGAGTTGATGCAGAACATGCAACAGCCGCTGGTGCTGCACTAGGTGGAAAACTTGCTGCCGAAACATTAGGTACTGCTGGTCTTGCAGGATTGAAGAGTATTATGGGCGCTAAAGGTGGTTTATCAAACTTCTTCAAATCTGGTGCCGTTGGAACAGCAGGTGTCACAGCGGCACTGGGTATAGCTGCCGGGGTGGCAGCTGGTGCGGCTCTTAATGGTATAGGCGCAAGAAGATTGATTATGGGTTCTAAAGCAATTGTTTTAGGCATTCAAGATAAACTTAGCTACGGTTATTCGGCAAACTATGATGTTGCCGATATAGGAGGTTTTGTCGGCGCCGCGGCAACGGGCAACTTTAGTGGAGAAGCCTCACTAGGAGATGTCGGTACCGATGTTGGTGCATTAGCAGCCAGAAAATTAGCAAGTCTTGCAGGTGCAATTGGCGGAAATCAGGTTACAAACTTAAAAGAAGCTACATCAAAAACAGTAGAGAACCCGTATAAAGAGCAGTTGTTTAAAAATATGGGATTCAGAAAATTTGGTTTTGAATATAAATTTGCACCCAGAACATATGAAGAAGGATTAACAGTTTTTGGTAAATCGGAGGCCAGGGGTGGCGTCGGTGGTATTATTGGGACATTTCTTGAACATATGCATCCAGAACCTAGTAATGCTGGCGTATTTCTGATTTATCCTTCCGAGTTTTTAATTGTAATTTACCATAAGTCTGGCGCAGAAAACACCTGGGTCAGAAGAATATCAAATTGTGCCCTGACAGGAATGAATATCGATTATGGTGCAGATGGGTTCACCACTTTTCAAGGAACTAGCGGTATGCCAACAGAAGCTACTATTAGACTTGAATTTACCGAACTCGAAACTCTCACAAACAAACGTTCAAAGCTGGGATATTAATCATGACATATTTTACTAATTTTCCATCAGGTATGCTTAAAATTGGAAATGAATATAAGTATGTCACGGATATTTTCAGACGAGTTTACACAAATACGTTTGCGACACATTATTCCGAATTAGAGACAGTAACTATTCCTGAAGGATACACAGTTGAGCAAGTCAGTGACTTATATTATGGTTCACCTACATATCACTGGGTTATTATGATTTTAAATAACATCGTTGACATTAGAGAAGAATGGCCTAAGTCGGGTGCAGATTTGATTGAATACAGTAAACTAAAATATGGCGGGCTAGAAGGACTATACGATGTCCATCACTATGAAAGCGATGACGGTATCACGGTACAATCTAGCTATACTGAAAATAAAATCGCAGTTACGAATATCGAATATGAAGAAATACTGAATGATGCTAAGAGAGAAGTCCAGATTTTAGAACCCAAGTATCTTAGTTCATTCGTAACCAAATTCCAAACATTGATTTCAAGGTAATATAATGGTAGACTTTCTTAGTTATTTGGGTGCATCTAAGCCCAAGGGAGATCCGGATTATGAAGGTGATGCGGATCTTTTTTCGAATGAAGATGATTTCGATGAGAAGGCTTTTGCTGACCTGAATCCTGCGATTCTGCAAAAAGCAGGCGATGTTATTTACAACGAGGTGTTGCTAGTTACTAACGGCGGCATTATTGATATTAGAGACTTCGTGGTCGAAATCAATATCTATGAAGATATGTTCTCTCCCTGCTTACATGGAAATGTCATTATTCGTGACACACAAAACCTGATAGAAAAAGTTCCTCTAATTGGCGATGAAATATTAACTCTGGATGTTTCTACTCCTCAGTTGGCGCAGGCGCCTTACGATCCAACAAATAAAATACAAAAATCATTTGCTGTATATGCTATCAAGAATAGATTTTTGTCAAATGAAGACAAAGAACAATTGTATTCTCTGCACTTCATTTCGATGGAAGGTATGGTAGATAATATTTCATATTTGTGCCAGAAGTATGAAGGTACAACAGATGAAATAGCAGCAAAAGTTTTTGAGGATTCGTTCAAGGATATTCCTAGATACTTGAACGATAAGAACACGGCGGCAACTGCTCCCAAATCTGACTTTACTATCGGCGATACTCCACATACTTCTAAGGTTTCATTATTACCTCCTATGTGGACACCATTTCAAATAATGGGTTATCTATCAAAACGAGCATTGGGAACAAATGTTACCGATGCGCCGACGTTTCTATTTTATGAGACGACCAAAGGTTTTTACATGTGTTCTATAAACGATCTAATTAGATCGCAGATGTCGGTTGGCTTTATTATGTCGAAGTTGAAGTATCGTAAGAAATATGAGGCAGAACAACTAGGAGAAAATGCAATTCGCTTGGCATATTCTCACGTTGAAAATCTAGAGTTTCTATCAAACGTTGATGTTCTTAAAGGTCAAGACTTGGGGCATTTTGCAAGCTCTCTTTTCACATTAGATGTAGTCAAGAAAGAATATGTGGCAACGTCATACGATCACGGGTTTGAGTTTCAGAAATATCCTCATTTAGGTAGTTATAAATCTGCGCCCGGTCAAACGGGTCTAGTTCTGGATGAAAGCAAGAAATATAATTCAATTTTTCCGGCTACAGTCATTCGCTCATCCGACAGTAAAGTTTTTATTGAGTCTATACATCCTGGTGTTCTAGATAGCACAGACCCGGAATTGATGAATCTTCATCCTGAAAAATATGTTCAACAACGAAATAGTCTATTTTCCGACATTTCTACCATGAAAATGAAAATTACTATTCCTGGTAGAACAGACATGGAAGTTGGTACAATCGTAGATTTCGATTACCCTTCCGTTGGGTCTGGCAGAAATGGTGAAACGGATGAGGACAGTGTTAAAGATATATGGATAAGTGGATATTATATGATAACTGCGATACATCATCAAATTACAAAATTGAGACATAATATGATTTGTGAAATTGCTAAGGATTCTTATTTGAAAGAACTTGTAGCCGAAGAAGCATCGGCTGCTCCTGCCGCCGCGCCAGCAACAACTAATCCTCCTTCACCGGCTCCAACCCCGGCTCCAAGCAAATAAATAGATTAATGGAGTTACTTATACTATGATGGATAATAGAACAACTAATAATGTTGGCCAGTTTTACTGGTGGTTCGGCGTGGTCGAAGATCGCGACGATCCTTTACGCATCGGAAGATGCCGTGTTCGTATCATGGGTTATCACATAGATAGCACGGAGCTACTACCGACAGAAGATTTGCCGTGGGCTGTCCCAATTATGCCCGCAAATAATCCCTCAATATCTGGGGTCGGCGGCTCGGCGAACGGCGTAGTGACCGGAACGTGGGTCGTAGGTTTCTTTGCAGATGGCTCAGACGGCCAGCACCCCATGTTTTTTGGCACGGTCGGTGCGGTACCTGGCGGTCCGGCAGGTGATCCATGCGCACCAGCAGGTGGCAACAGTGCTTCTGATCCAGCAGGTGCACCAGGCGGCGCACAAGATATTCAAGTATCCGGTAGTGCCAAAGGAATGGCCCAAAAGATTTTCCAAACAGCAAAAAGTCTTGGTTATGATGACTATATGGCTATCGCATTTGTTGCACTCGCGCAAAAAGAATGTGGTCTGACGCCCAAAGCAGAAAAAATGAATTATTCCGCAGCAAGAATTAGAGAAGTGTGGCCGAAAAGAGCAGATCAGGCAGTTAAATATGCCAATAATCCACAGGGTCTGGCCAACTTCATCTATGCTACCGTAAATGGTAATAAAGGCGGAACCGACGGATGGAATTACAGAGGTAAGGGTCTAAATCAGTTGACGGGTAGAGCAAACTATGCCGCGATTAAACAAATTATTGGCGTTGATATCATAGCTAATCCAGATTTGTTGATTACTGATCAAGATGTGGCGGTTAAGGCGTTTTTTGCCTTCTATCAATATCGAGGCTTGGGTGGAGGAGTGGTTCGAGGCAGAAAAACGGCGAGAAGTCAGAGCGAAGCAAACAAAATCATTACAGATGCAACTGGAGGCAGAGACAACTTTAGCACAGGTTCTGCCTTTGGTAGAGAAAATTTCGCCAAAGTTGATAAATTCTCTAGACAATATACACCAGCAATGTTGTCTGCTAAAGCATAATCGGAGCATTTAATGTCATTATTACAAGCAACCAGTCTAATTACCTCGGCAGTCAAGTCTGTCAAAACTGGTAAACTTCCTGATTTATCCTCAACGGTAAATGCACTGTCTTCAGCTGGCGTTTTGTCACGAGATCAGGCCAAGGCAGTCAAATCTGGATTGTCCTTAGCGAACACAATCGAACAAGGAAAAACTCCCAACTTATCCGCAGTAACTAGCGGATTAGCGGCAGTAGGTTTACTCTCAAAGACGGGTGCAAATAGTTTAACTAAACAGATTAATGTCTCTTCGTCATCGCTGCCCGGAAATACAGTTTCTAATGCAAATAAGTTGCTCGCAACTCTTACTAAGAGTGGAGTTATCGATAAAACTACTAGCAAATTATTATCAAATGGGTTAAGCATTCTTAATGCAGCATCAAATGGAAATATTTCCGGAGTGATAACCGGCGCATTAAAGATTGCAGATGTTCCTCTCAATGTTTCTAAAGCAGCAACTGAAGTATTAAAGGCTGTTCCTACTACGATTGAAACTTCTAAGGCAAGTTCTGGATATCAAACTACTGCCGCAAAATTACCAGATATCGGTTCGCCCGGCAAATTAACAAAAGAAGACTGTGTAAAAGTTCTTACGGCATGTCAACAAGCAATTTCTAGAAAATATGTTGTCGGCGGTAAGAGAAACATATGGCGTAAGGTTCACAATCGCGGTGAATACGGCGCATATAGAATGACGATATCACAACTTATTGATATTGATTTTCTAAAACCAGAAATACAAGAATGGGCAGAAGATTGCATTCAGATCAATGGCAATCGTCCTGGTGCCGCTGAAAGAGTTAAGTCATACGCAGAGGCAGTTCAAGATAGGGCAGGCGAATATGACTTCGCACCTTACAAAAGAGAAGCCGGCAATAATATCCAGTATTTCTTCTTATACAATCCTATTCCTCTAAATCATGAGGCTGCCGTAAGAAGCATGATTTCTTTCGTTACGTCGGAAGAAATGCAAGATAAAGCAGCATATTATTATTTAAAGAAGGCATACGTAGATTTAAGCAATGCGAAGATTGTGAATGAAAACACTTCTAAGGAAACTGTAGCAGGCTTACTTTCCGTTGCGCTTTGTGGAAAATTAGATGATGCTATTAGTTTTGCCCAAGGTGTTATCAAATCGAATTCGGATGGCGTCAACTCTAAGTATTGGTATGATATTGGATATAACGCGGTTGCTGAAAAACCAAAAGAAACTAATAGCGATAAGCCACTACTAAAATCCGGCGTAAGAGCACCAACAACAGAAATCAGTACCAAGGCTCTAATAGAGACTGCTAAAGATCTGGCTGATGTTCTATCTGGTAAAAACATAAACGGAGTCATTTCTGGACTAGTTAAAAATGGAATTATTCCTGCCGATATCGGTGGAATACTAGATGCTGGACTGGGAATAGCAGCATCAACAATCAAAGATAAACTCGGTGAAATCAATAAGGCTAAAGATGCCTTGACCGCGGCGTCAAGTATATTGCCAGCAAATACTACTTCAGCATTGAAGTCTATATCAAGCATTTCATCTAAAGTTAGCGGAGTTACCAGCAAAGTTCCATCTATTAGTAGTCTTGCGTCTAAAAATAGTATAACCTCTGCGGTAAGCAAGGTATCTAATACATCGCTTGCAAAACAGATTACTTCACTAGCAGCCGATGTTGAAAATACTGCCACAGAAGCGGTAGGTACTGCGCTTGGTGCAGCCGGGGCAAGCGGCAAAGTTGATCCAGCATCGTTAAGTTTTATTGGCGAATCCCTAAAGTCTGGTTTTGGTCTAGCCAACGATTCACAGACTGCGGTAATCAATGAGTTAAATCGTCGCGGTATGTGTCCTCCGGGTGCAACTGCACTTCTTCGTGCGGCAATCGATGGCGTCACTGACCCCGCAAAAATTTCTGATCTGATTGCATCAGAAACTAATAAGATGGGAAACGTGGGTGCAGCTATTCCAGCACTCAATACCACGCTAATAGAACAAACAGGTGCTAAACCTGGATTGCTTGATAAGTTCGAGCAAGCAAAAGCAGCCTCTATTAGTGCAATCGGTGTAAGTAAACCAGAATTGACTTCTCTGATTAGTAGTGCCGGTTCTGCATCGATGGAATCATTGAAGAAACAAGCATCTGCGGCAGCAAGTGGCATACTCAATTC